GTCAAGATTGACAGGGGCTGCCCCACCACCTCCGCGATATGCGGCAACAGATATGTGGGTAACTCCTATCATTGGTTATAGATTACCACACTTCCGCTTGACATTGTAATTGCTGTAATGGCATCACTCGCAGGCACCACAATGTATGCGCCTGCCTTTACAGTTGCTCCTGTCAATCCAAAGTCTGCGAGCGCATCAACGCCACTAACTTCAAATGTTGTGATTACTGTGTCTTCCTGTGCTATAATTGAATAGCCTTTCAGCGATGTGAATGCGCCTGTGCCGGTCAGCAATTTGCAGCCGCGTGTTCCAATTAATTTCTGTGATTCGGTCATTTTTTAATTTTTAGCTTGTTGGTATCTGACAGCGATCATAAGCAAATGGCTGTGTTATCGACAGCACACAACTATGTCCGCTAACTTTGTCTGTAAATCTTTCCGTGAATGGTTCAAACTGAACCGATGTCTGAATGCTCAACTGCTCGGTGTGCAGTTGTCTGAAGTAGGCCACGAAATCCATCAATATTAAGATTGTATCACTCATCACTTCGTGTTCATTTTCTTCTCCAGGCAGAACTCGGTCCATGCAAATCAGTCTGATGTCATAGGTCAATGTCCTTTCAGTTACAGATGCACCTTGTTCAATTGCCCATAGAACAACATAATCCAATTCTTCTGGCTGTAATTCCCACACATCACCTTGGCCGTACTGCTTTATTTGCAGATGGCTGTTGGCCTGTGCTTCGATCATTTCGAATATGTTGTTCAGAGTATACAAACTTTTTCAGTTTTTCTAAGTTCTTCTTGTTTATTCCTTTCGCCATCAGTAGTCAATGTAACCATCCCTGTATTTGTCCTGCAAACTTCTGACCTTGTACCTGTTGCCCAGGAAGATGCCTGTGCTGTAGACATCCTTCTCTGGAAGAATGACATCAAGACCAGAATCTGGTGATTGATAAGCAGGATAATCTGATGCATTTTCACACAGGAATCGCACCAACCTTTCCGTGTACCATTCTGCCTTGTCGCGATACTTGCGTGATATGAAGTTAATTTCATCCAAGGATGACACGGATGCATTCTCTGATGACTGCTGCATCAGTCCCTTGTTTAGGAATTTGTAACTGATGGCAGTTGGTGCCTCAGATTCAATCCAATAACGTAGACATGGCTGAATGTAGTCATCCAACAAGGTCTGATTTGCCGCAGTCAATGTGCTGTTGATGATTTGCGTCTTGATTTCACCATACAATGTACTGCCTAACTTGGGCTGCACATAGATGTCCTGGCACATGATGATGATAGGCCGCAGATATTTGAAATCAATGTTTTCATGCAGCAATGTGCTGTCCTTCAGATACGATTCCGATATGAATAAAACAGGTGTTGCCATCAGTTCGCTTGCTTAGTGATTAGAACTTGCCGCCATTCGTGTCTGCAATGAATTGATTTGCCCCACCATCCACCGCCACGATTCCAGACATTGCGGCCTTCCTGCATTCCCAATGCTTGGATTTCTTCCAAGGTCCACACTTTGCCGGTGTAGTTCGGACCAATTTCCTGCACTTCGTCTGAACGCCAATCTGATGGTCTGCTTTCGCGCAATAGGTCAATGCAGAAATCACGTGACGTTGGAATGGTCAATGCTTCGCCTTTCTGCTTTAATTCTGGCCGCAGATCATAAACGTAACCGATGCCAAATTCTTCTTTAACCGGTTCAATGTCTTCGATTATTCGCTTGCCTTCCTTGGTCACTTCAACAATACGTTGTGTGCTGCCTTCTATTTCCTTTATCAGAATGGAAATTGCATTGGCTTCATTCAACGATTGAATTGCTGCCATCATTCGTTCAATGCTGATCTGCAAACTTCTTGCAATCGCAAGAAATGGTGTTGATGGTTCCTTCACCAAGATGTCCAGAACAGCAGATTCAATTGGTCCTAATTCTGCGAACCAATACTTCAAGCATTCAGCTTCGCGGATTTGTGCAGTTTCAAATGAATCGAATTGGAATCTTCTGTCGGCCACAACCTTGTAGTCAAAACTTCCTGTGTTTTTTAGGTATTCCAAAACACGTTGATCATCTTCCTTGCTGTCGGATGATTTGCAACAGATGTGTGCTGATGCTTCAATTTCAACCTTCTGTTCTTCTTCTAATTTTGGAAGACCAACACGTTCACGGATTTCATTCGCTGTCATCACAGACACGATGGTACTTTCAGAGAACTGAACACTGATTGGTTCAGTGTCGGAAATGGTCAGTCTTCCTTCCAGACCTTGCAATGCTGCCAAATCATTGAATGTTCTTTCAATAAACTGCTGCCTTGCGTTCACATAGGTGTTCTGAAATAATTCAAAGCTGTCAACCAATTGGTTTCTGCTGCTGAAGATTCCTTCTTCTTTGATGCCGAATAATGCAGGATCACTTATTTGATGTCCTGCGTACAATTCCTGCTGAATCGTCTTGTTCAACAAATCGAAACGCTTGTCGAAATCATTGCTGTTCAATTGCTGAATGTCCGCTGAACGCTCCTTTGAATCTGCAAAATTCAGAAGAATGCTGTTGGCATTGTCCGTTCCTGTGAACTTGGACTTCACCATTCGTTCAATTTCCGCTTGCTCGGTTTCGGTCGGGATGCCAGAATTGAAGTTGATCAATGTCCCGGCCATGAAACCATTACTGATTCCCTTGTTGAAATAGTCGCTGACCTTTCGGTCCAGGTCAATGTAATTGATGGCACCCAAGTATGATGGCAACGGATAATACTTGCAGTTAGGTTGGTATGATTTAACATACAACAACTGCTTGCCACCTGGTTCACGCCAATTGAATGCTTCTACTTCTTCAACTTCTGGATTGCTCTTCTTCCAATCTTCAGAATAGTAGTACTTGGTACCATCTTCTGACACACGATACTTTGCGAAGTCTGCATGATAGATGGCTGCTATCTTCTCGCCTATGCTGTCATAGATAACTTCTAATGCATAGCCACCATATAATTCCAGGTCATGCGCCACTTTGACCAAGATATCATCCAATGATTCATAAGGATTCGGATACTTGACAAACTGCTCCATTTTGGCTTTCATCACAGTTGTCATTCCATCTGTGTCAATGGACCATCCACGGCCACAGATGTAATCGCGTTTACTGTTGATTATAGCATGATGCTTTGCGCTGTTCCTGTATAATTCCAACAGAAAGTCAGGATAACGATTCTTGTATTCTCCTTCCGAACCATACAGAATCCAATCCTTGCCACGCTGTTCCTTGAATTGCGGAACCACGTTTGCTTCAAATTTCAATATGCTTAGACTATTCGCCATAAACTGTGTAAGTTTGGTTGCCACCTGTATATACTTCAGATGTTGCAGGTGTGCCAATGACCTTCACGATTCCTTGTTCTAACAATGTCAGACCCGTTGGATCAAGATTTGATGATGAACTGTTGGCATAGATGTAATAACGCCATTGTCCATCATTGCCTAACTTCACTTCACCTGCTGTTGGTGTTGGTGTTCCAGGACCAACTTCTGTGATTTCGAACTTGTTGAAGCGATTTGGAAATGCAGATGTGTCCTGTGCCACGCAATATTGCACACCTTCCGTTGTGTCTGATTTCAGTTCAAACAGATAGTATGTTGCTGTGCCGTATTCGGTTAATGTCACAGCCACTTCATTAGCCGTATTTCGTGCGATGTTTATCAAACTGCAAACACTACATATTCAATGTCAACATCTGCCGTGTCCGCCTGTGCACTTATCACGTCAATGTCAACAAATGCGCTGAACGCTCCAGCACTTGTGTCTGCATCCATGCTGCCAGATGATAGCATGAATGTGGCACCTGCATCAACTTTCACATCTGCTGTTTCTGCTCCACTTTTCTTGAATCTTACACGCAGGAAGTTGGTGTTGTCCAAGTTGGTTATTCGAATGTAGCGAATTGATGAACGAACGAACTTCCCTTGTCCGTTGTTGCTGTTCAATTCGATGATGTCAATTTCATTTGCGGAATCAATTGTCATCACACGCCTGTCAGCTTCTGCAATGTTTTGAATCGTTCGTGTGTGTGAACCGCCACGATCAACGCCACCTAACGTCAGACCTTCTGAAATGGTAACCGTGCCTGTGCTTGGAACTACTGTGCTTGCCATGTTTGTGTGCTTTTCTTTAAATAGCAAATGGTTCAGATTGTGCCAAAACGAAGAAAGGTGCAGCAGTTACGCCACACCTTCCTAACACAGAGAGAGAGAGAAAAGAAAAGTTATTAGTTGCTTACGCTCGCAATCATTGCATCAACAGTTCCAACGGATGGTGCAAGTTGCAATGCCATTGCAGGCTCCATGCCAGAGAATGTCAATGTGTATCCTTGCAGGTCACCAAATGCTGTTCCTGTTGCTGCTGTTCCGGCTGAAATTTCAAGGCCATTGGCTCTTCCAACTACAAATGTGTTTGGTGTTTCATCGTTAGTAGTGTACATGATCACAACACGATTCTGCGCCAACAGCTTTATTTCATCACGTGTAGATGCGGCTAACTTAGGAATGACAATTGTCACTTCTGGTGCATAGTACACAGTACCATTCTGGATGGATGCCGTGATTGTTTCCGTAACTGCTGATGTTTCCTTCAGTTGTTCATACTGCCAGAAGACTGCTGATGCAGTTGCAAAGGCAGTAATCTCGCCACCGCTGACTGTTTCGCCTAATGATTCGTAATCAGCCAAACTTGCAATGTACAGCTTTCTGATTCCACCGACACTGTCGCGGCAAGGCAGAAGTAGGTTCTGGGTTAATGGGCAGCTCATTTGCTAATTGTGTTTAAGTGATGGTGATGGCATTTCTGCCACCACCTTTATATCAATTCAATGCAGATTAAACTGCTACTTTACCAACTTGGTCAGGGAATGCAACAGCAGTACCCATGATAAATTCGCAAGCCACACGAATGGTTCTGTTATCCTTACTGTACCACACTTCCAAGCCTGCATCAGATGTATCTGTGTCAAGATCAAGACCAAGAACAAGGTTGTTCAATGAAGCACCATAGACACCATTCAATCCGGTCAGTCCATTCACACCGATAACTTCAATGTTTGTTCCAGGATAAACCAATCTGAATGGATCGAAGTTTGAACCATAGTTTGCAAGTTGTCCACCTGTTGAAGTCAATCCACTACCATCCAAAAGACCTGCGGCCATTAGGCGATATTTGTCCAAACCGCAGAAAATTTTGAAATCCTGCTGTGCAACAGCAGCTGATGGTGACAACGCATAAACACGCTGAACTGCTTCAACCATATCAGCAACGGTCAACGGTGAAGATAGTGTTGATCCATTGTAAGCTGCTGTGTTGCAGTCTGTGAATGATGCAGCATTCTGAAGAATACCATCGAACATGTCAAGGTTTGTTCCAGAAGTTCCTGCCCCATCACCTTGCCAGATGATTTTTTCAATTTCATCTTGGATTTTCTCAACAAGATAGTTGCTGAATACTTCTTCAAATGGCATTGAATCTTGGATTGCTCCAGGTGCCAATTGAGTCGACAGGTAATAGTTCTCCAATTTCTTTGGACAGAACTCCATGTTGATCTTAACGTGCTTCGCGTCAATTGTCTGCTGTGTGAATGTCACATCACCATCAGCAGCAAATGAACAAGTTGCACCTGCTTGTGCCATGTTCACATCAACATCCATCAAATTCACAGTTGTTGGTCCCTTAACGCCAACTTGTTTTCTCATCAATTCAG